ATATGTACTTAGATTCTCAACTAGAAAAGAAAGAATTAATGAGACAGTTTTCTGACAGATTAAATCAAATTAAAAATATACAATACTATTCAAGAAAAGGAAATAATGTTTATAAAAAAACATTTGGTATAGATAAAATTATAGAAGCAAATACTAATATGGGTAGAAGAAAAATAGATGAGTCTGTATTATATGCATTGGATGATGGTGAAGATGGTCATGGTTCTTTTATGCCTGATGATATAACAAATATTTCTACTATTATGACAATTCTTGAAGATAAAAAATTTCCACCTCAACTATTAAATACATTAATAAACGTGCAATCAAAAATAACAGGAGCTAGATTAAGAGATGAGTAAAGATTTAACACAACTATCTAGAAAAGAACTAGAAAGTAGATTAGCTAAGAAGTATGGTGTAGATAAATATCTTAATCAAAGAAGCCAACTGCTTGACTTATTAGGTACAAAGGGTGAGACTGATATACAAACAGGATTCACAGGTCCTGAGACTGAAGCTTTGTCAATTATTTTTGAAAACAAACCTGTGATAGGTAGTCGTTCTAAGGCAGAAGGTGGTATTGTAAACTTACTTCAAGGTAGTGATGATGATGCTGATGATGATGCACAAGATTATTCTGGTCAGGATACAAGTTCAAGTATGAGTGGAGATTACACAGATTCAGGTAATGACTTTTCTGATGGTGGTTTTGATGAAGCAGATGATGAAGATTCTGCAAGAGGTGGAGACTACATGACTGATGATAGTGGTCAGTTTACAGGCTATGGTGCAGGGTATAATAAAAGTATTGAAGATGCAGTGTCTAGGAATCCTCAGCTAGGTGGTTTTTTAGGAAAGCAGATACAAGATATAATAAGCAAGGGTAAGGCTAGAGACTTTGAGTTTGATGAAAAGGGTCAGCTAACAGGAGTATATAGTCAAGCAGGATTACCAGGAACTTTAGGTGTAATATCAAGTTTACTAGGTGGACCTACAACAGGAAGTGTTTATACTGGGTATGGTAAAGGTGCAGAAATTACAGGTAGTAATGATGGTTCTGACGAGCCTTCAGAAATGATAAAGAAAATAGTTGAAGAAAAAGAAGAAGAAGACTTACCACTTACTCAAGAAGAGATTGATTATTATACTAGAGGTATGGGTACCGGAACTAAATCTTTAAAAAGTTTAAAAGATATTAATGAATACATGGCATCTTTAGTAGGTACAACTGAAAGTCCTACAGGTGCAAAACTTTCTAAAGATAAAAGATTTTTAATACTACCTAATGGAAAGATTATTAATCTAAGAACAGGTAAGGTTCAAGAAAGTATGTCAGGTTTAGAATTATTCAGGGGAGGTTTAATCTAATGACAAAAATAATTGAAACAAATTTTGGAACATTAATTAATCCAAATAGGATTGCAAAGGGAAGTGCATCTAGTGTTGTAAAGAAGGGAGCATTCTATATATTTTCTCTTAGAATAAGTGCTGATGATGTAAGAGAATATTCTTTTACTGACAGGACAAGAGCAGAAAATATGAGAAAGATTTTAATAAGTCACCTTGAACAAGACATTGCTCGTAAAGCAAAGAGAGCCTAATGAAATATAACATGACAGAATTACTAGACCAATTAGTAGAGCATGAAGGTCTAGAGTTAGTAGCTTATAAGGACAGTCTTGGTATAGATACAATAGGTATAGGTAGGAACTTACAGCACAGAGGTTTTACAGAAGCAGAGTTAGGTTATATTGGCAAGGACATATCAGACATATGTGAGTGGGGTATTACTAAAGAACAGGCATACTACTTAGCAGAGAATGATATTAAAATAGTTGAGGAAGAACTTTGCAAAGCACATCCTTGTGTGTTAGAATTAGACGAAGTTAGACAGAGAGTATTAATTGATATGGCATTTAATGTTGGTGTGCCAAGACTCAAAAAATTTGTTAAGATGTGGCAAGCCATACATGACAAAAACTTTGAAGAAGCAAAGGCTCAGATGCTAGATTCTCGTTGGGCGAATCAAGTAGGTAACAGGGCAGTGCGACTCTCTAATGCAATGGAATCAGGGGAGTGGGTATAATAATGTGGGGTGCGATTATAAGTGGTGTGACGAGCCTTGCTTCTTCTTATATGGAAGATAGAAAAGTAAAGTCAGAACACAAGGCAAAGGTAGAGCAGGCAAGAGTCAATGCAGAAATTAACAGAATTGAAAAGGTAGCACAGTCAGACCAAGACTATGACCTTGAAGCCTTACGACAAACAAGATACAGTTGGAAAGATGAATATGTACTTGTCATCCTTACCCTACCTTTCATTGGCAGCTTCATCCCTGATATACAGGATTATGTTCTCAAAGGATGGGAATATATAAACAAAGCACCTGAGTGGTATCAGTGGAGTTTTATGGGAGCAGTGGCTGCTTCACTGGGAATCAGGTGGGCATTCAAGTTCTTCAGTGGCAAGAAGTGATTCTTCTTCATCAGGCATTTCATAATGTATAGTATCTATATCTTCAGGTATATCATCTGTACTTTCTAAATCATCAGGAAAAGCTTTTTCTGCTAACTCTAATACCTTTTCTAGTCCAATAATTTCCATTGCTTTTATAATCTCTTCCTCTAGTGAGTCAGTAGTTACCTCATCTGTATCTATATTGTTACCTCTAATTCTAGATAGTAACTCTAGTGCCTTTAATGCAGAGGTTGTTTGTCCTTGAGTTCTTGCAACGTCATACTGTCTTTCTATTTCATCAACAACATCAATACTAGTTGTCATATTGACAGTTAGTTCTTCTATTCTTTCTTGAATAGCAGTGTCTTGTAGTAATCTAGAACCTGTATTGTGAGCAGAGACTTCACTATATCCTGCATCCTTTGCAGCTCTTGTTGCATTTCTATGTAGGATATAGTTCTGACAAAACTTCTCGTGCTTTTCTTTAAGCAGCATTATCAATCATCTCATAATAATATTTTTCTTTAGCCTTTAAAGAGTTCTTCCACACTTCAGAAACTAGTGTGTTAGTACCATGAACCTTGATAGACATGTCCATATTCTTATCATCAAATAGTTTCTCACAGTCCTGTGCCATTGCAAGCAACTCTCCTGTAGTCCAAAAGTATACATCATTGGTTTCAACCTTAAAGTATTTAGGTTTACCTGAAGTCTTTTCTTTTTTCATTTCTTCTGTTACTTCAGGAACTGAACAGTCAAAACCAAACAACTCAAAGTTTCTAAAGCCAAGTATGTGAGCAATGGATATGGTTCTCATGGCTGCACAAGTGCCACCTGATACCAATGTTTCTCCTTCTTCTATGCCTGTATCCTTAGCAATTTTAAGTTTATCTTTGACAGTCTTATCTCTTAGTGCTTCAGAGTAGGCAGACCAACCTTTTATATTTGCACCTTTTTTTATAAGATATTTTGTAACTGAAGGGTCAGTCATTGAAGCCACAAGGAATATGGTATTTTTGTTTATCTTTTTAAATAAATCTTTTCTTACTACACCATGTGTGCTTATACCATCAATAGGTCTTGGGTCAAGTATGGAGCAAATAAAAGGACTGATGCCATGCTCTAGTAATTTAGGATAGCTGTGCTTAACACAAAAGATTTTAGTGTTAGGTTCTCTTGCTTTCTTTTTTAGTAAGTTGAAGTCTGTGCTTGAACCACCTGAAACAATGAGGGCAGTTTCATTATGTATTCTACCATGCTTCAACCAATTAAAATCTTTAATTAACTTTTTATTTTCTTTTATGTTTACAAATATTTCATCCTTTGGTCTTGAATCTTTAGGTGTAACAACAATAGGCATACGAGTAATGTGGTCAGGCAAAGGTTCAATACCTTCTTTATTAGCAACAAATGCAATATGAGTTCTACCACCACCTAATACTCTATCATTAGAAGGTAGTACTATCTTGCCATAAGCTTCTATTTCTTTTATAAGTTTATTAACTCCCATGTTTTTTTCTATAGGCTGATTACCAAATTCATCCTTAGAAAAGAAGTCATCAAATACAAGTAAAGGAACTTTCTTTAGGTTAAGATAGTCAGCCTTTACAGTTTCATATGAATGACCTCCATCTATAAAGGCAAAGTCAACATTACGAGCTAACTTATTTTTCTTTAGTGTAATCTTGGAGTCACCCTTGTAAAGTTTAAAGATAAACTCCTTGCCCTTCTCTTTCATTTTTAATTTAAATTCTTTGAGTCTATTTTCTATAAGCTCTATAGTATGATGCTTCTTGCTATTCATTTCTATGTCATCAGTAACTGCAGTTGCTTCTTCAAATAAGTCAAAGCCAAAGTATGTAAACCTGTCTGTGTATTCAAAGGCTGTAAGTGCCATCTCTATGGCTCTACCACCATTCCATGTACCTACTTCAGTAAGTGTCTTAGGTTTGTAGTGTCTTATAATATCTGCAAGTTGTCTATATCTTGGTAGCTTTACATCATGTGCAAGAGTATTCTTTTTATTCTTTAGATTACCTTTGTAGTGTATGAAGTATTCTGAAAGAGGTGACTGCATAAAAGCAGTAAGACCTTTGCAGTTTTCTGATAAGTTGTTGACTATCATACCATGTGCCTTGTAAATATTTAATAGTCTTTCAAATATAAAACCATCATGCCATTCTCTGTATGAAATAGTTTCACCTATTGTGTAACAACCTCTAAGGTCTGCAAGTATTGAGCAGGCATCATGGTATTGTAAATTAAAAC